ATGGTCAGCCCGTTCCGCCGTCACCAGCAACTGGTCCGCGCCCAGCAGAGCGCCGGCACCGCCGCGCCCGCCACCATCGCCGACGCGCCGGCGGAGCTGCCAGCGGACACCGCCGCCGGCCACGAATATGCGGGCCTGCGCGTGCTGCTCCACGACAATCTCCGCACGCTCGCCGACGTCGCCAGCATCGAGGCGCGCAACCCGATGAAGGCGGAGATGGCCAAGGCGTTCGCCGATTGGGTGGAAGGCGTGCTGATCGCCGGCGACACCGGCGCCGCCGCCCAGGACGAGATCCTGGTTACCAACCTGATCTGGGCGATCGACTATCGCGATTTCGACTATGCGCTGCGCATCGCCGCCCATGTGCTGCGCTTCGGCCTGGTGCTGCCCGAGCGCTACAACCGCACCGCCGCCTGTTTTGTCGCCGAAAGCTTCGCCGAACTGTCGCTCGCCCAGGCCGAGATGATCAGCCACGATCACCTGCTGCAGGTGCTGGCGCTGGTCGACGGCTTCGACATGCCCGACCAGGCCAAGGCCAAGCTGCACAAGGCGATCGGCCGCAGCTACGCGCGCAAGGCCGAGGCGTTCGATCCCACCGCAGACAACGCCCCCGCCGGCGGCAAGGCCGCCTATACCGAACAGGCGATCGAGCAGCTGCAGCGCGCGCTCGCGCTCGACAGCAATGTCGGCGTGAAGACCGACATCCGCACGCTGGAACGCCAGCTGAAGGCGCTGTCCGATCCGGCGCCCGACAAGACGAAATGAACCGAACGCCCCACCGCGTCCGGGGGGCGGATGGCCTGGCCGTCGATCGCTTGCGGTCGAACCGACCAGCCATCCCCACCCCCCGGTTAGGTGACGAAGGAGAGTGAGACCGATGCCGATCCGGCCTGAAGCGGATGACGTAATCGCGTTCCTGAACGATCTGGCGACCCTCGATCCAGACTTTATGGCCGCGCTCGTCCGCGGTCACTTTCCCTGCAACGTCCAGCTGGCCCAGCACCCCAGCGTCCAATGCGCTTTCCAAGGGGATGGCTTTACCGCCGGGTTCTTGGGTGTGTTGAATGGCTTCCTGGGAACGATCGAACACGGTCAGTTCCAGGGGTGGGGACCGATCATCGCCGTTTTCGACATGGATAAGCCGATCCGCTTCGAACGGACGCAGCCATGACCGGCCTCATCTCCTCGCCCGTACCGATCCCGGAGCCCGCTGCGGCGCAGGTGGTGGCCGATGGCTGGTTCCCGCCGATCGCGCTTGCGGACGTGCGTGATCGGCTGCGCCTGGGCGAAGGCGTGGTCACTACGCCGCGCCTGACCGAAGCGATCGAAGGCGGCATGGTGCATGCCCTGCGCGAGCTGGCCGACTGGCGATCGGCCCACGCCGCCGCCGGCGTCGCCCAGCTCGCCGACGTGACGGCGCAGCAGCTCAACGGGCAGAACTATGCGGTGCTGCTCTGGCAGCGCATCGTCCGCTATTTCGCCGGCGCCGATATCGCCGCGGACTATCGCGACGTCACCGCCACCGACCAGGGGCTCGATCGCTCACAAGAGAAGGATCTGACCAGCGACGAACTGCGGCGCCGCGCGCTCGCCGCCGTGGCCGATCTGCGCAGCATCGGCGGGCCGGCGGTAGCGCGCAACATGGTGGAACTGCTGTGACCACGGCGACCGCCCGCGCGGGCGAAACGGTAGACGCGATCTGCTGGCGGATCCTCGGCCGCACCCGCAACGTCACCGAACAGGTGCTGGCGCTCAACCCAGGCCTGGCGGCCAAGGGGCCGAAGCTGCCCGCCGGCACCGTCGTCACCCTGCCCGATACGGCCGCGCTCGCGCCCGCCGTCACCGAAACCGTGCAGCTCTGGGACTGACATGCTGAAGCTCGACACGCTCCGCGTCGGCATCACCGCCGCCTTGCCCGAACTGGCGCGCAGCCCGGAGAACCTGCGTATCTGGATCGAGCGCGGCGCCGGCCAGAGCCTCGGCACCACCACCGAGAACTTCGCCTTCCGTTTTGAAGCGAATGTGCTGATCGTGTAAATGGCGTCGGACGTCGCCGTACTCGCCCTGGCGCTGTTCCGCTGGGCGCGCGCCAACCAGCCCGAGCTGCTCAACCCGGGCCGGGAATGCTTCAACTTCGACGTCGACATTCTCGACAACGCGACCGCCGATGTCCTGGTCAAGATCCAGATGGTGCAGAATGTCGGCGTCACCGCGCAGCCCGCCGGCGATAGCCTCGCCTATCTGCCCGAGCCCGCGCCGCTGTTCACCGACGAAGACGGCCTGGGCGGCGTAGTGCCGGTGCCCAACCTCGCCGGCGTCGACATTGACGATCTGCCCTTCTGATGGCCGAGGATCTGGCCGAATTTGAGCGCTGGTTCGGCCGGATCCTGCAGGGCATGGAACCAGGCCGCCGGCGGGCCGCTGCCTTCAAGCTCGGTCAGGCCCTGCGCCGCGCCAATCTGCTGCGCATCGCCGCCAATGTGGAGCCGGATGGCGGCTCAATGCGGCCGCGCAAGGCGTCGGTGAATGAACGCGGTCGCGTTCGGAAGAAGGCGGGCACGCGCATGTTCCGGCGGCTGCGTGTTGCCAAGTCCTGGCGGCTCACCGCCGACGCCGATGGCGTCGAGATCGCGCCGGCCTCCGCCGCGATCGACCGCGTCGCCGCCGTCCACCAGTTCGGCGAAACCGATCGCGTCGGCCGCCTGCGCGACGGCCGCACCATCCGCGCGAAATATCCGGTGCGGCGCCTGCTCGGCTTCTCGGATGACGATCGCAACACCGCACTGCAAATCGCGTCGGACCTGCTCGATCCTGGAAACCGATAGATGTAAACTCGATCTACGTCCGCTCTTGCCAAGCTGGCTGAGTGACGAAAACGGGGTGGGAAAACTGTCTTGCAGCTTTTGGCGCAGCTCCGGGGATAGGGCGCTGAAGCCGCGCCTTACTTCAGAGTAGCCGCTGCCACCATCCTACATCGTGCCATCGCCCGAACTTCGATCCGACTTCGCGATAAACACCGAGCGCCTGGAAGCCCATCCGCTCGTGAAGGGCGACGCTGCCAGGGTTCGGCAATGCGATACCCGCGAAAGCAGCGTGAAAGCCGCGCTCCGCTAGTTCGGCAAAAAGCCGGGCGTAGAGGGCGCTGCCGACGCCCGATCGCCTTGCTTCCTCGGCGATGTAGACGGTGACATCGACGGACCACCGATAGGCAGCGCGGGTCCGGTGCTGGCTGGCATAGGCATAGCCCACCACCATGCCTTCGCACTCCGCGACGAGATATGGATACGCGCCGGACGTCGCTTCGATGCGGGCCGCCATTTCCTCTATCGACGGCGGCACCTCTTCGAACGAAATGGGCGTATACTCCACCACGGGTGCATAGATGGCGTGCACGCCGGCAGCGTCGGCTACCGTCGCAGGTCGGACGGAGACGGCGCTCATGCGCGGCTTCCTTGGGGCGCGGTGGCAACGCTCGACAGATCGGTGGCAGGCTCGATGGCCACGCCCGCCTGTTTGCGTTCCGAATAACGGTCGACCAGCTGCGGCGTGTGCGGGCGGAGAAGGACGGTGAAGCGCACCAGCTCCTCCATCACATCGACGATCCGGTCGTAATAGCTCGACGGCTTCATGCGGCCCGCCTCGTCGAATTCCTTGTAGGCCATCGCGATCGAAGACTGGTTGGGGATGGTGAACATTCGCATCCAGCGGCCGAGCAGGCGCAGCGTGTTGACCGCGTTGAACGACTGCGAGCCCCCGGACACCTGCATGACGGCCAGCGTCCGCCCTTGTGTGGGGCGCATGCCCTTCATTTCCAGCGGCAGATGGTCGATCTGCGCCTTCATGATCCCAGTGATCTGGCCGTGCCGCTCGGGGCTGCACCAGACCTGGCCCTCGGACCACATCGCCAGTTCGCGCAGCTCGTGGACCGCTGGGTGATCGTCGCCGGGCACTTGGTCGGGCAGCGGCAAGGTGGAGGGATCGAAGATGCGCGTCTCCGCGCCGAACAGGCGCAGCAGGCGAGCCGCTTCTTCGACCGCCAGCCGCGAGAAGGAGCGCTGGCGCAGCGAGCCGTATAGCAACAGGATGCGGGGCGCGGGATCGAGCGGCCCCAGGCCCAGTGTCGGCCGGGAATGAATATAGGCGGCATCGAGTGCCGGCAGCGTGTCCGGATCTTTCAGCGTGCGTAGCGGCATCAGACAGCAGCTCCCCGTTCATACCAGCCCCGCGAGGCCTTTACGATCGAGACCACCGACAGCATCACCGGCACTTCCACCAGCACGCCGACGACCGTCGCCAGCGCCGCGCCCGACTTGAGCCCGAACAGCGAGATCGCGGCGGCTACCGCCAGTTCGAAGAAATTGGACGCGCCGATCAACGCTGCGGGCGCAGCGACGCACCAAGCCACCCCGAACCTGCGCGACAGCCAATAAGCAAGACCGGCGTTCAGATAGACCTGGATGAGGATCGGCATCGCCAGGAGCGCGATCACGAGCGGCTGTGCGACAATCGCCTCGCCCTGGAAGCCGAACAGCAGAACCAGCGTCGCCAGCAGCGCGAGAAGCGACACGGGACCGAGGCGGCCTAATAGCCGGTCGAGCGCTGCCTGCCCCCCGCCCGCCAGCACGGCGCGGCGGACGAGTTGGGCGGCGATCACCGGCACGACGATGTAGAGCAGCACCGAGATCAGCAGCGTGTCCCATGGCACCGTCACTGACGCCACGCCGAGTAGCAGCCCGACCAGCGGGGCGAAAAGGAACACCATCAGCACGTCGTTCAGCGCGACCTGCGACAGTGTGTAGGTCGGCTCCCCCTCGCACAGGTTCGACCAGACGAACACCATCGCCGTGCAGGGGGCCGCCGCGAGCAGGATCAGGCCGGCGATGTAGGACGGCCCTTCTCCCGCAGGCAGAAGCGGCGCGAACAGCCAGCCGATGAAGAACGTGCCCAGCGCCGCCATCGAGAAGGGCTTCACCGCCCAGTTGATGAACAGCGTGACGCCGACGCCTTTCCAGTGCTGGCGCACCGAGCCGAGCGCGCCGAAGTCGATCTTGAGCAGCATTGGGATGATCATCAGCCAGATCAGCACGGCGACAATCAGGTTGACCCGCGCGACCTCGGCCGTTGCGATCGATGCGAAGACATGCGGCAGCACCTGCCCGAGGCCGATGCCGGCAGCGATGCAGAGCACCACCCACAGCGTCAGATAGCGCTCGAAGGTGCCGATGCCGGGACGCGCAGGTGCAGCGTCGCGTGTCGCGGAAACCGTCGACATCGCGTCAGCGCACCCGTTCGCCAGCGGCATCGACCACCTGTTCGCCATCCTCCTTGGCGAACGCACCGCGCTGCCCGACGGGCAACAGGTCGAGGACCTCTTCCGAGGGGCGGCAGAGCTTCACGCCCAACGGCGAGACGACCAGCGGCCGGTTGATCAAGATCGGGTGCACCATCATCGCATCAACCAGCGTATCGTCGGATAGCGACGGATCGCCCAGGCCCAGCTCGGCATAGGGGGTGCCCTTCTCGCGCAACAGGTCGCGCGGAGTGATCCCGGCGCGGGCGATCAGGTCGACCAGCATCGCCCACGAAGGCGGGGTCTTCAGATACTCGACGACATGAGGCTCGATGCCGGCATTGCGGATCATGGCGAGTGCGTTGCGCGACGTGCCGCACTCGGGATTGTGATAGATGATGATGTCGACGGCCATGGCGCGTCCTTTCAGCAGCAGGGGGCGAGTTCGGCGACGAGCGGCGCGCACAACTCAGCGCTGCCCGCACAGCAATCTTTGACGAGAAAGAGCGTCAGCGCGCGCAAGCTCGCCAGATCGGCGCGATAGATGATCGAGCGGCTTTGTCGCTCAGAGCAGACGAGGCCGGCGCGCGCGAGAATGCCGAGATGTGCCGACATGGTGTTCTGCGGCACGTCCATCTGGCGGGCGATCTCCCCCGCCGCCATGCCGTTCGGCTCGTGCCGCACCAGTAGGCGAAATACGTCGAGCCGTGTTCCTTGGGCAAGGGCGCCCAGCGCAGCGATGGCTGATTCGTTTTCCATATATCCAGTATAACGGATGCATCGTAGCTAGCTAGTGACGTCGGATGTCTCTTGTTGGTTGAAGGGGAGATGCCGGTAGCGGCAGCTTTTGGGCCGGTTTCGGTCATTGCCCATATGTCGGTTTCGTCCAAGGTAGAGCCGCCCTCTACGCGCCCGCCCCCTTCGCGCGCGCGGGGCGCCACGCCATGCCGGGGCCATGGTCGGTTCGATCGCCTCCTCTCCCTCGGTGGACCTTTCCGCGCTGCCGGCGCCGACGCTGGTAGCGCAGCCGGATTTCGAGACGCGCCTGGCCGGCAAGGTCGCGCGCCTTGTCGGCGTGTATCCCGCCTTCGACGCGCTGGTCGAAAGCGACCCCGCCTACAAGCTGCTGCTCGCCAACAGCTATGACGAGCTCAACCTCGCCCAGGCCTTCAACGAGGTGGCCAAGGCGCGGCTGCTCGCCTTCGCCGAGGGCGAGGATCTGGACCAGCTCGGCGCCCTGGTCGACTGCCCCCGCCTGGTGGTCACTCCGGCTACCGGCACCGCGCCGGCGGTGATGGAAGGCGATGCCGCGTACAAACGCCGCATCCAGCTCGCCCCGCACCAGTTCAGCGTGGCCGGCCCCGAGCAGGCCTATATCTATCACGCGCTCTCCGCGTCGGGGTCGGTCGCCGATGCCACCGCCACCTCACCCGCCCCGGCGGACATTCGCGCGCTGGTGCTGCAGGTCCTGGCGGCGAACGGCGCCTCGGAGGCGCTCACCACGGCGATGACGGCAGCGCTCGACGCCGCCGACTGGCCCGGCGACGTGCGCGTCACCGTCCTGGCCGCCACCGCCAGCGGCATCGCCGACGCCGCCCTGCTCGCGGCCGTCGACACCGCGCTGCAGGGCGACGTTCGCCCGCTTACCGACCGGGTGATCGTCCAGGCCGCCCAGCGCATCGACTTCGCGATCGTCGCCGAGATCTACGTCTTCGCCGGCCCGGATCAGACGCTGATCCTCGATACCGCGCGGGCGTCGCTTGCCGCCCACCTCACCAGCATCCGCAAGCTCGGCCGGGACGTCGCCCGCTCCGCGATCATCGCCGCGCTGCACGTCGGCAACGTCCAGCGCGTCAACCTGATCTCGCCGGCGGACGATATCCCGATCAGCGACGCCCAGATCGGCAACCCGACCAGCATCAACGTCACGCTCGGGGGCACCGAGCGGTGACGGACGCCCGCGCCACCTCCCTGCTACCGCCCAACGCCACCGCCGGCATGCGCGCGATCGAGGCCGCGATGCGCGCCGAGATCGACTATTCGACGCTGGCAACGATGCTCGATCCCGGCCAGTGCCCCGAGGCGCTGCTGCCCTTCCTCGCCTGGGGCTGGGCGGTCAGCCATTGGGACACCAACTGGTCGGTCGCGCAGAAGCGCACCGCCGTTGCCGGCGCAGTCGCCGCGCACAAGATACGCGGGACCCGCGCCGCCGTGGAACAGGTGCTGGCGCGATTCCATCCGCTGCTCCGGGTGGTCGAGGGGTGGGAAATGCCCGCACCTCGCCGCCCGCACAGGTTCGAAGTGCGCGCCGATACCGCGGAAATCGCGCCCAGCTTCCTCACCGCCGACGTGGTCGACGCCATCATTCGCGATGTCGCCGCCGCCAAGCCGCTGCGCGCCCATTTCGATTTCGTCCAGACGGTGTCGGCGCAGCTGTCCATTTATCTCGCCGCCGCCGGCATGGCCGGCTCGCTGGGCCGTGCCGACTATGCCGCCAGTCTCGATGTCAGCCGCAACTGGGCGGCCGTGCTCCAGACCGAGAATGGCGAGCCCATCCGGGACGGCAACGGCCCCGACTATCTGGAGCATCCGTGATGGCCAACCCGCTCGTGCTGCACCTCACCGATGCGGGCGCCGCCGCCGTGCAGGGGCCGGCCGGCTCCGATCCCACTGTGATTTCCCATCTCGGCCTCACCGCCGCGCTGTTCGATCCGGCGCCGACGATCACCAGCCTGCCGGGTGAGTTCAAGCGGCTCCCGATTACCTCGGGCATGGCCGCCGCGCCGAACGTCGCGCACCTCACCGTCTACGACACGTCCACCGATGTCTGGTCGGCTTCCGGCTTCGGCCTGTTTCTCTCGGACGGCACGCTCTTTGCGACCTACAGCCAAAGCGAAAACATCCTGTCCAAGGCCGGACAGGCCTTCGCGCTGTTCGCCTTCGACGTCCGCTTCGCTGGCGACCTCGCCGCCTCGATCGAGTTCGGCGACGCGATCTTCACCTGGCCACCGGCGACCGAGACCACGCGCGGCGTGGCGAAGATCGCGACGCAGGATCGGGTCGACGCGGCGGCCGACGCCGGCGACGATGCCGAGACCTTCGTCACGCCATCGACGCTCCGCTCGAGACTGGCGTCGATCCTGTCGGCGATTGTCGATCTGGGAGCAGCGATCTCGGCGGTCGCCAGCCGCTCCATTACGGGCGGCGGGCTGGTCACAGGCGGCGGCGATCTGGGCGACGATCGCACCCTGACGGTGACGCCGGCCAGCGCGTCCGAACTGCAGGCGGCATCGGCAGCCGACAAGGCGGTTACCCCGGCTGCGTTTGGCGGCCTGCCCCGGCAGCGCGGCGCTATCGGCTATGAGGTGTTTCCCGGTGGCACGCTCGTCCAGCGCGGCCTGGCCCGGGCAGGCTATAACGGCCAGCAGGTGGTGACGATCGCCTTCCCGATCGCCTTCGCCAACACCGACTATGATCTGCAGCTGACCACCGTGATCCCGGCGGGCGGCGACTACGACAATTTCTTCCAGGAAATCGCCGGCACCCGCACCACCACCCAGGTGCAGCTCTGGATCCAGGACCCGTCCAGCGGCGGCGAAGGCGCGCTGTCCGGCGTCAACTGGCGGGCGGAGGGCATCGCATGATCGACCAGGCAACCATCCTGTGGAGCCCGTCCGCGCGCGGCTTCTACCTGCCCGATGCTTCCAGCCAGATCCCGGAGGACGCGGTGCCGGTCGACGCAAGCGTGCATGCCGACTGCATAGCGCAGCTCGCCGCCGGCGGCGCGCTGATGTGCTGCCCGGAAACCGGCGGGCCGATCGCGGCGCCGGCGGTGATCCCGGCGCCCGATCGCCGCGCCGCCCTGGTCCGCGCCATCAAGGCCGAGGCCTGTCGCCGCATCGAACTGGTCAGCCCGATCTGGCGCCAGCTCAACGATCTGCGCGCGCCGAACGACGAAGGCCGGGCGCGCTTCTCGGCGATCGACGCGATCCGCACCGCGTCCAACACGATCGAGGAGCTGGTCGCCGCCGCCGACGACCGCGCGCTGGCTGACTTCCCGGTCGCGACCAATCCCCTCTGGCCCAACTTCGGAGACGCCTGATGGCGAAGATCAGCGATCTGCCCATCCTCGCGACCCCCGATGTCGACGGCACCGAATGGATGCCGGTGGTGAAGGCGGGCGTTACCCGCCGCACCTCCGGCGCCGGCTATTTCGAACGGATGGCGACCCCCTATGCCGAGGCGCTGGCGGAAGCCGCCGCCGACATCGCTTTCACCGCGCAGCGCTATTACCCGACCATCGCCGACGGTGTGGCAGCCACGGTTGCCCCCAACACCTTTATCAGCGACCAGACCGGCACGCTGACCTGGTACAATGCGGCCGGCACGCCGATCGGCATCCCCGCCACGCGCTCGATGGTCGACGCGCTGGGCAAGCAGCTTTCCCGCTATTCGAGCGCCGCCGGTGCGCTTGCCACGGGCGGCGCGTTTGCGGGCGGCGGCGGCAGCTTCGCGCTTGCCGCCTCGCTCTCCGCCCTCACCGTCACCGCGATCGACTATGCGACGTTGACGGCTGCAAGCCCGGTGTCGCTCACGCTCGGCGGATCGGTTGACACGGGAACCACCATCACGCCCGCGCAAACGGCGGTTCCAGCCGGCGCTCGGGAATTTGCCTATACCGAACTGACCGGCCCCCTGGCGGCGGGCGACTGGGTCGTCCTGAGCGGCCATCTTCCCGGCGCCTGGACCGACAATAGCGGCCGGAATGTCCTCTGGTCCGCAATGATGCAGGTGCGAGCGGTGGACACCGCCAACATGGTCATCAAGCTGCATCAGTCCATCCCCTATGGTCTCGATGCGCAGACGGTCAGCAATAACACCGGCACGGATACCCTGTACGCGATCAGTGCCGCAAAGGTGTTGCCAAAGCGGGTCGATCTTTCCCGCCTCAAGCTGCGCAACGTCTCCGTCACGCTGCGCTATGTGATCGACAGCAACATCGATGCCGATTGGCTCGATAGCGAAAGTTCCGGCGTCGGGCTCGTGCTGGAATGGGCTACCAACTGTCGCGGCACCATCACGTCGCGCGCGCGCAACACCAATCAGGCAACGCAGAATATCCAGTTGAACTGGATCTATGGCTGCGACTTCAACCTGACCTGTGTCGCCGCGAGCCCAAGCCCTACGGTAGGCAGCCCCAAGGCGGTGCGCGGCCGCTCGTGGACAGCATCGCGGATCAACATTCTCGCCACCGATGTCGGCATGGCGGTCTGCGTGGTGGAAGGGATCATCGGCGGATCGGTGGACGTCGTTGCCGTGGGACCCGGCGTCTATAATCTCGACAACAACATCACGGCCGCGAACCGCAACGATACTGTCCACCTTCAGTTCGGTCGCGGCGCGCGTCTCAGTGCCACGGTCCAGGATCCGGACTGCACCGGCGTGGAATTCTTCAATGCAGTCGACTGCGACTGCCGCGCATCGGTCACGCGACGTCGGACGACCCCGACCAACGAGGCGTTGGTCAATATCAAAGGGATTTGCTGCCGCAGCCGTTTCGACGTGTTCGTCCGTGTGTTCGGCGATCCGACCGCGTCGGGCCTCAAGATGGAGTTCGGCGACAGCAACGCGCTCGCCGGTGGGCACCAGCGCGATCTGACGCTGAACGTCGATATCGAAAACGATTCCGGCATCGGTGTCTATGCCCGGTTTCCGAACGCCCCAGGCATGTCCGTCGATACGGTGATCACCGGCCGCGCGAAGGCGAGGGTACCGGTCGCGATCGATCCCGACATTGCTGGCTTCGAGGTAAGCGGTAGCTGGGAAGTCGGCGCCGGCGGTTCGCACGCGATTGTCGTTCAGTCGGCGCCGAACATCATCCGCAATAGCCGCATGACCGGAACCAGCGGAACGGCGCGACGTGCGGTCGCTTCCACCATTCTTGGAAACATCATCGAGAATTGCTCTTCGGATGGCGGCGTTTTCAACGAGTTGGTCGCCAGCGCGGATGGGTTCGACCTGAACAACTACCGCAATCTGAACCAACGCGTCCTGCTGGCGAGCCAGAATATCAGCTTCTACCCTTCCATCGAAGGCGGATGGTCTATCGTTGGCGTATCCGAAACCTACGACCCAACCGCCGCCGAATGGGTGCTGCCTCTCACGGTCGGCACCTGGGCGGTGGGCGATATCCTCCACAAATATCAAGCCGCGCGCGGTGAGACCGGATGGCGGTGGGACGGCACCTATTGGCGGCGCGATTCGGCCAAGACGCTACTCGGCCCGCTGACATACAACCTGCCGCCTATCCCGGCGCTCAATTATGCCAGCTTCGAAATCCCGATGCCTGGCGCGAGAATGCGCGACATGGTGAATATCGCATGCTCACTCGATTACGGAAACTTGATTGTTTCTGGTCGAGTAAGTGCGAATGACGTCGTCAATGTTACGGTGTTCAATCCAACATCTTCCGCCATCGACGTCACCAACGCGACTTATTACGCGATTGTCGAAAAGTGGAACAACAATTGAGCCGAGAGGGGCCAGGAGGCTTATACCTATGAAAATCGAAGATATCCTGCTCTGGCTCTGGTCACTCTGCGCCGGCATGGCGATGGTCGGCGCCCGGCTCGGCTGGATGCTCTACGGCGTCGCGCCCGAACCACCACGCGATCCCGCCGCGCTCGGACTGTGGGAGCGCAAGCGCCGCTGGCTGGTCTTTTCGGAACTGTCCGCCCTGCCCGCCTTCGCCACGATCGCACTCGGCATCGGACGGCTGAAGGAATGGCCCGATTGGGGCGTGGTGATCGCCACCATGGTGATGGGTGCGCTGGGCTTCGCCTTCGCGCTCGATGCGCTGCAGACCATCTTCCGCAAGCGCCTCGGCCTTACCGCCCCGGATGCAACGGATGGCGCCAAATGACCGACCTGTTCGCCCTGGTGCTGCTCGTCTCGGCCGCGCTCTGCCTGTTCGGCTATTGGCGCGCACGCCGCCTCCACGCCCGCATTCGCGCGATCGAGCCCGCCGGCTCTCGCGCGGCCACCCACCTCTTCGATCGACCGCGCCGAAAGGGAAAGCCATGACCGATCAGCCGAACCGCCCTGCCACCGCCGAACCGCCCTATCTCGCCGTCGCCCGCGCGTTGATCGGCACGCGCGAGGTACCCGGGGTGCCGAACAGTGCCACCATCATGGGCTGGGCGGCGCGGCTCGGCGTCGGCGTGCTGGGCGCCGCGTACAACGCGGATTCGGTGCCCTGGTGCGGCCTGTTTGCGGCCTGGTGCGTCAAGCAGGCGGGCATTACTCCGCCCAAGATCGCACTGCGCGCCAAGTCCTGGGCGAGCTGGGGAACGCCGCTCACCGCTGACCAGCTTGCCCCCGGCGCGGTGCTGGTATTCGAGCGCGAAGGCGGCGGCCATGTCGGCTTCTACGTCGCCGAGGATGCCGGCTATTATCACGTCCTGGGCGGCAACCAGAGCGACGCCGTCAACGTGATGCGGATCGGCAAGTCGCGCTGCGTCGCGCGCCGCTGGCCGGCCGGGGTGCCCCGCACCGCTCCCCGCAAGGTCGCCGCTGTCCCCGCGGACGCCGCCATCTCCAGCAACGAGGCGTAGCGTCTTGGGAACCCTGAACCCCTTCGCCTTGCTCACCCAACGCGCGGCCCAGCTCGCCGCCACGATCGTGGCGATCTGCCTGGCGCTGGCGCTCGCCGTTCAAACGATCCGAATCGAGGGTCTCTTCTGGATCGAGGGCCTGAAGGCCCGCCTCGCCGCCGCCACCGCGACCATCGCCAAAATGGAGGGCGCCTCCAAACAGGCCGGCATTGCCCAGGCCGCCGTCAACCGCGCGCCGGCGACGATCGCCGCCGCCATCGCCAAAGGATCGGACCATGAAGCGCCTGCCTATTACGATCGCGTCGGCCGCGCTGCCGATGCTGCTGCTGTCCGCCTGCAATGCCCGGCGGATCGAGGTGGCGCCGGCGGCGCCGATCTGCCCCAGCCCGATCCCGCTCAGCCGGGCCTTCACCGACCCGATTCCACTGCCGAGCTGGTTTGCCGTCCCGCCGTCGAGGATCGACAGCTTGTGGCCGCCGCTGCCCGCGCCGCCGAAATGCACCAACAAGCCCTCGACCTGATCGCCGCCGGCGTCGCGGTGCCGGCAGAGGCCGCCGCCAAGTGAGGCAGCAGGAAGACATCCCCGCAGACCTGGGCGAGCTGATCCGGCTGGGCTCGATCGCCACGGTCGACCTGGCCGCCGGCAAATGCGCCGTCCGCTACGGCGACCCCGACGACGACGGTGGCGGCGCGGTGACGCCGCCGATCCGCTGGTTGGCCCTGCGCGCGGGGCGGACGCGCAGCTGGTCGCCGCCCAGCATCGGCGAGCAGGCGATCGTGCTGGTGCCCGATGGCCAACTCGCTGGCGCGGTTGCGCTGGTCGGGATCTACAGCGAGGCCTTCCCCGCCCCCGGGGCGACGCTGGCGGAGCTGGTCGAATATGCGGACGGCGCCCGCATCGGCTACGACCCCGAAGCGCACGCGCTCACCGCCATCCTGCCCGCCGGCGGCACCGTCGCGATCGACGCGCCTGGCGGCATCACCCTGCGCGGCCCGGTGACGATCGAGGGCAACCTCTCGGTGCAAGGCGACGCCAGCGCGACCGGCGACGTCAAAGTGAGTGCCATCAGTCTACGCGATCACAAGCACGAAAAAGTCCAACCTGGGTCGGGCGTCACTGGGGGCGCGATCTGATGCCGCATGGATCATCCTAAACCGTCCTTCGTCAGCTCGACGAGGAGGTGGCGCTGACGTGACCATAACGAGCTTCCGACAGTATCCAACGCTGGCGGCTAGACCTGCCCGTACCGCTGTATGACGAGAATCATCGGCACTATGGACGTGAGCCTAAGTTCTTCGAGTTCGTCAGCGATCCTAACGTTGGAACGTGATTTCCAAGATAGCCCCGATGAGGCTGAAGATTTGTAACCGCCTCCCTAAATTCCTCGACGCTGATAGGACCAAAAACTTCAGTTGCCCAGCGCTGAAAAAATGCAAGTGACTCCGAGCGCGCAAATAAGTCTAAAAAGCCGAATTCTCGGAAGTAGATAACCATTCTGGGCCACCACCACTTCTCCTGATCGTCTGCGTCGGAGAGGATTGTCTTCACATGGAGCAGAACATCGGCCTCAATTAGACTTGCCACAGTAGGATAGCTGAGCTTGTAAGTATCAGCAATCAAATCCGCGTAGAGATCAACCCGATTTGAAACAAGCCGCTGCTTTCGCTCCCTCATGCTACTGACGTCCGAATTGAAAACCGCAAAGGTTGTGGTAACAGGCCCATTCCACGTTTCGCGTTCCGGAATATGATACGTATGATTGACGGCTTGGCCAATAAGGTCAAACCGCTGTTCCGATATCAGAATAGCTATTAGCCCTAAAAAACCTTCATAGCTCATCATTCGATACGCGTCGAATTCACGCTCCATCCATTGCATGACGTGTCGCGGCCGATAGGTTAGACTACCGACTCGCTCCATGATTCGGAGAAAGCGATTGAAGTTCGTGCCACTATAGCGCGCCTCTGCAAGAACTAGCTCGTGAAAATGGCGCATAGCCGGCCGCATCGATGCAGCCGCTCGGAGTACAGCCTCGTCGAATTGCTCGCCATCGGCGGGAGTAGGTTTAGCCTCTCGGAACTCCGCGACCATCGCTTCCCCGAAATCCGCGATGAGACCGCCTGCTTGGAGCGCATTGGTTTTGATCGCATGCTCCGTGGCCTTAAACTTGGACGTGGTGCTGGTGACGACAGCGTCGGGGTCGGTGATAAACGATGGCGCAGTGCCGAGCTTTGGCCTGACGTGCTTCGGTTTGTCGAAGAGCCACCGCAGTAGTTCCTGGTACTTTATCTCGGCTTTCGATGGGTCGGTGAAGTCAATGTATTGGCGACCGCCGTAGTAGGCCGGGACGTAACGTCTACCCTGCTCATCGGTATCGGTAATGATCGCCGCATACTTGTTCTGCTCCGTTTTCTCGTAAATTTCTGCGGTAAGGATTGTAGTCTCTTTTCCGACACCACCCATCCTTCCATCCGCCTTCTCCTTGTACATGCGGTCGCAGATCATCATGACCTTGGTTACAAGTGGATCTGTGACCATCTTCTCCATGAAGGCGTGAGCGTCGTGCCCGACCTGCAGGTCCCACTTATCGAACACGACCTCAACCCCATCAGAGGCGAGTCGGGTTGCCAAATCTAGCACCCAATCCTCGTGAGCATTCGAGGACCAGGCGTAAGAGATGAAAGCCTTGACGTTCGGTGCAGCGCTATCGTTCATTGTCCCTCCAGGTTCGATACTTCGCAAGTTAGCCGCAGCGGATCAAGAAGCCCGAGCGAACCGCTTAGCTGCGCCATCATGGCCAAGGCGGCGAATTGCAACTTTGGATCGTTCGCGCGATTGGTTTGCACAGAGTGGTATGCCTAGGTTCACCCGCGAAGATCGACGGCGATCATCGGCGAAGTTAACGCCGGCGGACCCGCCGAGGCGGGTACCTCAGACTGCATAGCCGCCGTCACGATAAGCGGATATATCTCGCGGTATGGTCTTATCGGCGATAACGCCGCCCCATGCTGTTACTCGCCCTAATCGCACCCACTCTCTGCCTCGCCGCAATTCACGACGGCGACACCGTTCGCACCTGCGCTGGCGAGCGCGTCCGCATCGCCAACATCGATGCGCCGGAGATGCGCGGCAGCCCAAAATGCCGCCGCCGGCGCGGCCATGGTTGGTGCGATTATGCCCTGGCCGAGCGCAGCCGCGACGCCCTCGCCGCCTTCCTCGCCTCCGGCCGCGTCACCATCCAGCGCAGCGGCACCGATCGGTATCGGCGCACGCTCGCGACCTTGGCAGTCGACGGACGGGACGCGGGCGATTATCTGATCGCCAAGGGCGTCGCGCGCCGCTGGCGCTGACCGCGTAAACCCCGGCTCTACTGCCCACCCCTCTGGCGCGCGCGGCGCCCTTGGCGCCATCGCAGGCCCATGAACGGGATGGACGCCACCACCGGAAAAGCTCTCAGCGGCAACGCCCACCTGGTGCAGTCGACTGCTGATGTCCTGGGCACGCCGCTCGGCAGCCTGGTCATGCGGCGCGACTATGGCTCGCTGCTGTTCGAACTGATCGACCAGCCCCTCACCCCGGTCACCGCCATGCTGATGCGCGCGGCCTGCGCGATCGCGCTACGGATCTGGGGACCCGAGATCGGAATCGGCAAGGTCACCAGGATCGCGCTCACCGGCACGCCGGCGGAAGGCAACCTGGTGACGGCGGTGACCTATCGCCCCGCCGGCACCGTAGCGGCCAATGCCGCTTCCACCCTTTCCATCCCCCTGCCCGCCACGATGGGCGGCAAGCGCTCCAGCTGAGGACCCGCCATGACGCACGGCCTGACCATCAACGAACGCACCACCAGCAACGCCGTCGCCACGGCCGCGACGCTGTCCACGATCGGCATGATCGTAACGGCGGCCGCCACCGCCGGCGCGGACACCACGGTGCTGAACGCCGCCTTCCCCCTCAACACGCCGGTGCTCGTGACCGACATCGAGGCAGCGCTCGCCCGCCTGCCCATCAGCGTGACCGGCACGATCCGGCCGTCGCTCACCGCAATCAGCGAGATCGCGAGCCCGGTCCTGGTCGTGGTGCGCGTCGAGGCTGGTGCCGACCAGACCGAGATGGACGCCAATGTGATCGGCGCAGTCGCCGGCAACAGCTACACCGGCATCCAGGCCCTGCTCGCCGCCCAGCAGCGCGTCGGCAAGACGCCGCGGATTCTCGGCGCTCCCGGGCTCGATAGCCACGCGGTGACCGCCGCGCTGGTGATCGCGGCGAAGAAGCTGCGCGCCATGGTCTACGCCGCCATCCACGCGGACGACGAAGCGGCGGCCCTGGTCTACAAGCAGCAGTTCGGCGCCAGCCAGCTGATGCTGCTCTGGCCGGACAGCTCGGCCGCCTTCTCCGGCGACGCCGTCGCGCGGGCTCTCGCCCTTCGCGCGCTGATCGATGAACAGCAGGGCTGGCACAAGACGATCAGCAACGTCGTCGTGGATGGGATCACCGCGATCACCAAGGACGTGCACTGGGATCTGCTCGACAGCTCTACCACGGCCGGCGTGCTGAACGATGCCGGCATCACCACGCTGATCCAGCACAATGGCTGGCGGTTCTGGGGCAATCGCACCTGCGCGGGCGATACCGAGCCCGAATTCCTGTTCGAAAGCGCGCGCCGCACCAGCTACGCGCTCCAGGATCTGATCCTGTCGATCGTCTTCCCGTTCATCGACAAGCCGATGACCGTCGGCATGGTCAAGGCTCTGCTGGAGAAGATCAACGCCACCCTCGCCCGGCTGAAACAGCCGAACAACGGGCTGGGCGGCCAGGTGATCGGCGCACGGGTGGCCTTCGACGCCACGAAGAACACGCCTGCCCAGCTCGCCGCCGGCAAGCCGGTCTTCACGCTCACCTACACGCCGGCCGCGCCGCTGGAGAACCCGATCGTCGAGCTGGTCAGCAGCGACGAATATTACGCCGGTTTCGCCGACCAGCTCGGCTGACCGCACCCAATGAAAGGATCGCGCGATGGGTCTCGCCCGCAAGCTTATCAACATCAACGCCTATGCCGATGGCGAGGGCTTCCTCGGCGAGATCGCCGAATTCGAAGAGCCGAAGCTCGCGCTGTCGATGGAGGATCTGCGCACCGGCGGCATGCTGGGGCCGGTCAAGGTCGACAAGGGCCTGGAAGCGATGGAGGCCACGCTCACCATGTCAGGCCATGTCGCGTCGCTGGTGCGCAAGTTCGGCACCACCAGCGTCGACGGCGTCGGCCTGCGCCTGGTCGGCGCCTATCGCGCCAGCGACGGCAGCGCCGCGCAGGGCGTCGAAGTCTACCTCAACGGCCGCTTCTCGGAGATCGACTTCGGCAAGTCCAAGCCCGGCGACGATACCGAGCACAAGTACACGCTGCCGGTCGCCTATTACCGGCGCGTCGTTGACGGCACGACCGACGTGCTGATCGACATGATCAACGGCATTTTCGAGGTCGACGGCTTCGATCGCTATGCCGAGATCATGAACATCCTCACCGGCTGACTTGGCCACCAGATCCGCCGGACGGTCCAGTAGCGGGGCGCCGTCCGGTGGCAGGGCCGGGAGGTTTGTTCGTTTTCCTCCCGGCCCGAACCCGCCCCGCGCGACCAGGAGCCCCGCACCATGTCCGACAACCCCGCTGCCAATCGCTTCGAAACCGTCACCCTGTCCGCGCCGATCGTGCGCGGCGAGACGACGATCGAGAAACTCAACCTGCGCAAGCCCAAGGCGGGCGAGCTGCGCGGCCTCAACCTGCAGGAAGTGCTGACCAGCGACGTTGCCGCGCTGCTCAAGCTGATCCCGCGCGTCACCGAACCGCCGCTCACGCCCTCCGAGGCGGAAAACCTCGAGCCCGAGGACCTGGCCGAGATCGGCGGCACGCTGCGCGGTTTTTTTATGACGAAGGCCGAACGGCAGGTGGTCGAAACGCTGATCGCGGAACATCAGCCGAGGACCTGATGGCCGACATTGCCGCCATCTTCCACTGGCCGCTGTCCGAACTGCTTTCCCTTTCGGCCGACGAACTGCTCGACTGGCGCGACCGCGCGATCAGCCGCTGGAACCACATGCACGGAGATAAGGGGCGGTGAACAACAAGCTTTCCCTGCTGGTCAACTTCGTCGGCGTCGACAAAATGTCCGGCGCGCTGCGCAACATCATCGGCCTGGGCGGCAAGGGCTCCAAGTCGCTGCGCGCGCTGGCCGGCGACGCGAAGAAGCTGACCCGCGAGATCGCCGACTATGAGCGCCAGATCGAGCGCACCAGCGGCAACGCCACCGAACTGATCAACCGGCAGCGCCACGCGATGGAGCAGCTGGAACAGGTGCAGCGCCGCATCGCCCGCGAGCAGCGCCTCGCCGCGATCGAGGCCGATCGCCAGGCGATGCGGCGGCGCGGGAGCGAGCTGCGCAGCAAGGGAACCGAGAATGTCGCCGGCGGCGTCGCCGCTGCCGCGCCGCTGATCTACGCCGTCACCAAGGCGGCGGAATTTTCCAGCGTCATGGTCGACATCCAGCAAAAGGCGGAGCTGTCCGACAAGGCGACCGAGCGCCTGGCGAACAACATCGTGCTGTCGGCGCGCGCCGCGCGCCTGCTGCCGGCCGACATGGCGGCGGCGGTCGATACACTGTCCGGCCTGGGCCTGGACCCCGAGCAGGCGGTGAAGGCCGCCGGGCCGATGGGCAAGTTCATGACCGCCTTCAAGGTGGAGGGGACCGATGCCGCCTCGGCGGTCTATGCGGGCGTTTCCAACCTGAAGATCCCGCTGGCGCAGACCGCCAAGCTGCTCGACATGATGGCGGCGGGTGGCAACCAGGGTGCGTTCGAAGTGCGCGACATGGCGGCGGCCTTCCCCGGCCTCACCGCCCAGATGCAGGCGCTGGGCCAGACGGGGACACGCGGCGCAACCGAGCTGATCGCCATGCTGGAGACCATCCGGCGCGGCACCGGCGATTCCGCGGCGGCGGCCACCAACGCCGAAAACCTGCTGGCCAAGGTGAGTTCGCCCGCGACCACGGCTGCGTTCAAGAAGAATTTCGGGATCGACCTCCCCGCCGCGATCAAGAAGGGCACCGCCGCCGGCATTTCGCCGATCCAGACGCTGATCGCACTGACGAACAAGGCGACCAAGGGTGACCTGTCGAAGCTCGGCTATATTTTCGAGGACATGCAGGCGCAGAGCGCGCTCCGCCAGCTGATCATCGATCAGAAGCTATTCCTTCAGATGCAGGGCAAGATCGCGGCGGCCGGCGGCCTGGTCGACAAAGCGTTCGACCAGCGCATGGCGAACGACGCGACCGTCAGCTGGCGCGAACTGATGGGCTCGGCGAGCGCCGTGGCCATCACACTGGGCACCACCCTGCTTCCGGTCGCCAAACAGGTCATCGGCAATCTGTCGACGGCGGCGGCGAGGATATCGGATTGGGCGAAGGCTAATCCCGAACTGGCGACCACGCTGATGCAGGGCGCCGCCGCGCTGATCACGTTGAAGATCGGCCTGGGCGCCGCGCAGATCGCTTTCGGCTCCATTCTCGGCCCGATCGGCAACATTATCGCGCTGGCCCGCCGGGCCGCGCCGGTGCTGGGCCTGCTGCGCACCGCGTTCCTGTTTCTCGGCCGCGGCGCGCTGCAGGCCGGCATCATGATGCTGGGCAATCCGATCGTACTGGCGATCATGGCGATCGCAGCGGCGGTCGGGCTGGCCGCCTATCTGATCTATAGCAACTGGGATCGGATCAAGGCAGCATTCCAGGCGGGCGTCGCCGGCGTGAAGGCGTTTCTCGGCACGCTCCCGGCCTGGCTGCGCAACATCGGCTCGTTGATGATGGAAGGGTTGCTGCTCGCCCTCAACCCGATCGCCATGGCCAACAAGCTGATCCAGGTGGCCAAGTACGGCATCACGGCCTTCAAGAACTATCTCGGCATCAAGAGCCCCAGCCGCGTCTTCATGGCGCTGGGCGGGCACGTCGCTGGCGGGCTGGAGGCCGGCATCGACCAGAACCGCCACGGCCCCGCGCGCGCCGCCGGCAGGATGGCGAGCGGCGTGATGGCCGCTGGCGCGCTGTCGCTCACCCCGTTCGCCTCGGCCGCCCTCCCCGCTGCCGCGCCGACCGCCGCGGCCCAGCGTGGTGGCGATACCTACCATTTCCACATCACCCAGCAGCCCGGCGAGGATGCCGAGGCGTTCGCCAGGCGCGTGCAGGAACTGATCGACAAGGCGAATGACCGCAAGCGCCGGCGCGGTTTCGAGGACGCCTGATGGCCACCACCCTCTCCCCCGCCCACCTGATGACGCTGGGCATGTTCGTCTTCGGCATGGACACCGTGCCCTATCAGGATCTGCAGCGCCGGATGACCTGGCGCCACGAACAAAGCGAGCGCTTCGGCGCCCGCCCCGCCAGCCAGTTCGCCGGCCCGGGCGAGGACAGCATCACCATCGCCGGCCTGGTCGTGCCCGAAATCGCCGGGCGCTATTCGGCGATCGAGACGCTGATCGAGATGGCCGACACCGGCGATCATTGGCCACTGATGGACGGCACCGGCCGGGTCCTGGGCGATTTCCGGATCGAGACGATCGACCAGTCGCACAAGGGCGTGCTGGCCGGCGGCATCCCGCGCGGCATCGACTTCGCGATGGAGCTCAAGCGGGTCGACGGATGACGGCGGCCCTTGCCCAGCTACGGCTCACGCTCGACGGCGTCGACCTGGCCGACAAGATCGACCCGCGATTCGTCGAGCTGACGCTCACCGAAAAGCGTGGGGGTGAAGCGGACGAGCTGACCCTCACGCTCCAGAACGCGGACGGTAGGCTAGCGCTACCCGAACCCGGCAAGATCCTGGCGCTGTCGATGGGCTGGAAGTCGGGCGACGACGTGCGCCTCGGCCTGATCGACAAGGGCCGGTTCAAGGTGGACGAGGTGGAAGCGAGCGGCCCGCCCGATCAGATCCGGATCACCGCTCGATCGGCCGACCTGGCCGGCGCCTATGCCAAGCGACGCACTAGGGCGTGGCACAATACCACGCTCGGCGCGGTGCTGGCGGATATCGCCAGGCGCCACGGCATCGCCGCCCAGGTTCACCCCGATCTGGCGGGGAAGCCGCTCGCGGTGCTCGACCAGCACGGCAAGAGCGACATGGCCTTGGTGAAGGATCTGGGCAGCCGCTACGATGCGGTGGCGACGTGGAAGGCGCGACTGCTGCTGTTCATGCCGATCGGCAGCACCACCACCGCCAGCGGTGCCGCGATCCCGGCGCATACCGTGACGCGCGCCGATTGCGGCCGCTGGAGCTTCACCCGCGCCTTGCGCGACCAGAAAGACGGCGTGGAAGCGCAGTGGCACGACCAGGACGCCGGCCGGCGCCGCACCGTCTCCACCGGCGGCGACAACCCCAAGCGACTGAAGCGCGTCTACGCCACCGAGGCCGAGGCGCAGCAGGCCGCCGAGGCAGAGAAGAAGAAGCGCAGCCGGGGCGGGTACAGTTTCGAACTCGACCTCGCCCGCGCCATCTGCGCGCTCCAGCCCAACCAGCGGATCACCCTGTCAGGCTGGAACAGCAAAATCGACGCGATCGGGTGGCTGGTCGAATCTGTCGAGACCAGCTTCAGCGCGCGCGGGATGACCCAGAGGCTCAGGCTCGAAAGCGCCTAGCGACCGCCGTTAACGCTGACTGAAAGCGCAGTGGGAACGATCAGGTTGAATTGACCCGGCAGCTCCCGACCAACTTAAGCCAATCTGATCGGCGAGCGAGAACGACCGCTTTGGCCGGCAGCGGCCGATAGCAGCGTGAAGGTAAGCGTCCGACCGAGGCCGTCCAGGGAAAATCGGCCTGTCCGCTCCCGCCCAAAAGCTGCCGGCCCGCTCTTGCCCAAATCCTAGATTAAATGCTTCTCGCTACCCGCTGGAAGAGAAAATACATAACAATTATATCCAAAATCCCAGCCGGAAAAAGCAACCCGCCCGGGTAACGGCCGTCATTCGGAATGACGAAAACAAGGATAACATGGAAAGCTAAGACGCCCATCAAAAATACTTTTATTCTTCGCTCGCGGATGAATTTTTGGGAAATTTTTGCAATGAAGGCCGTCATAAAGAGAGCAAAGAAGATGGCTTTGCCATGCCCATTGGCTACGGTTTCATTCATACCTATGGCGATAGCCATACAAATTAGCATGGTCGAGAATGCCCACATCCTCGATATGGTTTGACCTTCAACTGGCGCCTTGTTCACTCGTCACCTCCCACGCGGGAAGCGTAGCTCCGTTCGACGGGAATGTCTGCTCCCCACCCAACTTCGGTCATCCAATGGTCGAAGCTCACTCAGCGGCGGCTTTTGGCCCGGCCGATCGGTTGAGCGGCAGGACGAACATTCCGATGCCGGCTCGAACACGCACTGAGCAGACCTCATTTACAAGACGTGGCATTTGGGCGATGAATCTGGACTTGGGAATACAAGCGGGGGAAGTGGTGTGCTAAGAATTGCGATCGCGACCACAGCAGGTCTTTTGGCAATCATTCACAGTCGCTGTGAAGCTCAAACCACTGCAACAAGTCCCCCCGAGCCCGTCCCTGCGCGGTGTCTTCTTTCCCAGCCTGCTCGCATTGTGCTCTCCTTGCGTGAGCTTCCGGCTGTTGCTGCGGAATTCCATCGTCAGAAGCTTAACATGGCCGACGCAGGCGAAAAATTCATCCCTTTCGATCAGGTGGATGCTTCGTCGGAGGGTTTGCCGCGTCGTCAATTTCTGCGAGCCTACATCTTCAAGGATCGCACCATTGTTTGGTATTACCGCGGAGGTTTCGCCACGAGTTTCAATGTTGTGGAGCTCAGGGAGCGTCGGGATGCTTTATCAGGCGGTTCAGCCGCCTTGCGGCTGACGCCAAATATGCTCGCCGGGCCACCTTGTGCAGCTACCGAGGCGATGCTCGCTGGTGTCACCGGACAGGCCAGCTGGTAGCATTGTCAAAGGCCGATCGGAAGCTGTCGCTGTCATTCGGTGTGCCAGCTTCCGGTGAGCTATCCCACACGTCCCTGCGGCGTAAATTTGGCGCGAGCTGCCGATCCGCTTTTCACGCACTTTCGGACGAAGGGGCTTTTGGGTCGACTCAATGCCAGGGCACCCCTGTCTCGCGCGCCGCGGCAGGGGGTTGCGCAGCCACCTCGGCGCCCCGGAGAGCTACGACGGGCGCCGCAGCGGGGCCGCTCGCCACTTCGCCATACGGCACAAATTGGAGCGGCTCGCTCGTCAACAGCGCCATATCGCGCTGCCGCTTGCGCCAGCCATGGATCAGGCTGGGCGACATCCCGAGCTGACGAGCAACGCCCACGATGGTGGCCCCCGGTGCATCGCATTGCGCCAGCACAGCGGCCCGCTCAGCGTCTGAATAGCGCCGGCGGCGTTCCACATGGGTGATGACGTCCATACGACCCATCCGCACTCTCCGTTCGGAGTGCGAAAGGACACTCCTGAGTGCTCCTCGCCTCGCGCAGCAGAAGTCGCCACGCAATGCGGGTCAGGCCGGACGCTTACGCGTGAAGGCTCAACACAAGTTTCCTCGGACTAGCAAAGCTCCCTCCGACGGTTTCGACGGGCTATTCGAAGCACACCGGCGTCAAGGTGAACCCACACACGCCGCTCGACATTTAGGTTCACCCGACACCAGCGGATGTCGGGAATCCGGCATTTGCGCGAGCGTCCGTCGACCAAATATAAAGGCAGAAACAAAGATCTACGACAGGGCCAATCGCGAGAAGGCCCGCCGGATCGATGGAGCCCCGCGAGAACACATCGCAAGGGTCACCAGCGGCACACCCGTCGTCGAAGTAAGTTACGACCTTCGATCCTGCCGCATTGGAGCATTTCGATTCGGGTATAACCGCGCTGATATAACCTGTTGCAAGGGAGCGCGATTCATCCCCCAAAATTTATTTGCAGTTCCAGATTTGTTCCCTTGCACTTCCGGGAAGCAAGGAAAGTCCGTGCGTTGCGGGCTTTGCGTTGGGTAATGCGCGCCACAAGCCGAGTCGTTTTAGCGACGAGCCGTTGCATTCCGGTTTTGTTTCCGCTCTTGTGTCCGGACTGCGGATCGCACAATCTGTGGTGGTTGCACCAAGGGGCAAGCCCAAGCACTGGTCACTTGAAGCGACAAACGAAAAAGCCCGACCCCTGCCAGGGGGCCGAGCTCTTTTCAGACCGGCTCGGAAGAGCTTGGCGGCCCTAGTTTCGCAGCTAAAGGGTGTGGGGAATGTCCCACAAGCCGTCAAGTTCTTTCGAGCGAGCAGCTCGGAGAATACGACGAAATGCCTTTAGAGAACAAAAGGGAAATCAGCCTTTCGGCTAGCAAAATTAACATCTTAGCTCCAAAAACCGCTCCGAAGGAAATCGGCTCGCAGCAGGGGTTTTTACCGATTGGGATTGAGAAGGATGCGGATCTTGGCGGCGTCGGTATGGGCGTTCTTTCCGATGGCACCCCATACCTGAACCAGCGGGGCCTAGCGATGCTTTGCGGCGTGGAGAACGCCCATATCGGCACGATCAGCTCGCAATGGCTCGAAGACAAACCTCGGATCAAGTCGATCAAGTCAATCCTCGCTCAGGCTGGCTTCACCGCGACCGCAGCCCACGTCGAGCTTTTCCACAATAGCCGCAAACACTACTGCTACCCGGCGGAGATTTGCCTAGCCGTTCTGGAATATTATGCCTTCGACGCTGGGGCTAACTGCCAGCCAGAAGCTCGTTCCAACTTTCGAATGCTCGCAGGCTCGAAGCTACGCGACATGATCTATAGCTCTGTCGGCTACGATCCATCGGGTATGAAGCGCTTCGAAAAGTGGCACGAGCGGATTGCTCTCAACTACCAATCCGCTCCCGCCGGATTTTTTCACGTTTTCAATGAAGCTCACACCATTGTCTACGAATTGATCCTAGCTGGCGCGCCGATCGACGAGCACTTTGTTGTTGACATCAGCATCGGCAAGCTTTGGTCGGGGTATTGGGTGAGCAGTGGCCTCGAGGAGGAGTTTGGATCGAGGGGGAAGCATCCGCATCGCTATCCTGACAGCCACCCGCAGGCGAAGAGCAACCCGCAAGAGTCCTGGTGCTATCCGATCGACGCTTTGGGGCGATATCGCACTTGGCTGCAAGAGGAGTACCTTGGTGGCGGGAAGTTTGCCGGCTACCTCAAGGGCAAAGTGGCAAAGGGCCAGATTGCTACATCGGTAGCGGAACTCGCGATCAAGGCGCTTCAGCCTAAGCTCATCACAGCAGCATGAGGAGCGACACCATGGATAAGTATCACCTCACGCATGATCCGAAGGCCGACAACTGGCGGCTTCAGAAGGAGGGGGCAGACCGCGCTAAGCGCGTGTTTGACACCAAGGCTGAAGCCACCAAGGGCGGAGCTCTAGCTGGCGCCCTTGGTGCTGGCGGTGGATCGGTCCGCATCCACAAGAAGGAGGGTGGGCAGATCCAGGAGGAGCGTACCTTCCCCCGCTCGGCTGACCCCAAAAAGTCAAAGGGCTGAAATCTTTAAACGACCCGCCTGGCACGAGTTGGGCGGGTCTTTTTACGTCCGCGAAGCGTTTGGAACGAAATGGGAACATCCAAACGCGTGTAAAACGCCCAGGTGCAGAGAGGTACCGAGCGTCAGAAAAGCTATGATTTCTGCGGCTTTCGGTGGTGGGTCCGTCGGGATTCAAACCCGGAACCTCTCGACTAATAGTCGAATGCCTGATTTGCAGATGGCAGCCCTCCGCGATTCTACGCCAAGAGCCGACAGTTGGCTATCGGGCCGGCTGCAGGCGCTGTGCGAGGACGATCTAGTGAGCGCTGAATGTCGTCTCCTGGAAAGACCTTACGTTCAGTCCGGAACTCGGGAATTGCAGATTCCTCCCAGCACAAGTCGATCGCGCTCTCGCCGCGAGTTCACGGCGCCGCAACAACGTAAAGTGTCACTTGACACGCGACAGAAGCGCAACTAGTTCTACCCTTATGGAAATTGCCTCGATCCGCCACAAGGCGCTTCGCAACTTTGCGGAAACCGGCAAGACCAAGGGTCTCCCTGGAAACCTCGTCGAAAGGCTGCTCAACATGCTGGGCTATATCGTCGCGATTGCCAACGAAGACGAGCTGGTGATTCCGCCAAACTACGGCGCCCACAAGCTCAGCGGAGACCGGGCCGGCATGTGGTCGCTTACGGTCACCAAAAACTGGCGCCTCACCTTCCGCGTCAACGCGGCGAACGAGGTGGAGGACATGGACCTGGAGGATTATCACTGATGGCGATCAAGATGCACCATTCGATCGCGGTCCATCCGGGCCGCTGGCTGGCGAGCGAGCTGGTCGAACCCGCCGGCCTATCCGTCACCGATCTGGCGACGCGTCTCGGCGTCTCGCGCCAAGCCGCCAGCAAGCTGCTCAACGGCGGCGCCGGCATCAGTGCCGAAATGGCGATTCGCTTCGAGAAGCTGTTCGGCGTCAGCGCGGATACGCTGATGCGGATGCAGGCCAACCACGATCTGGCGCAGGCCCGCACCCATGCGGGAGACATCCGCGTGACGCCACTCGCGGCGTGACGCAATGCAGGGGTATAGCACTCTACCCTGCCCAGGCTTCCAGCACCCCGGCAGCCGGCCGTACGCAGGCGAGGCGTTCTGTCATTCAGTCGGGAAAGTTAGACCTCGAACAAGGCCGCCTGGTAAATGACAGGCCCGCTGTCACTATTACAATATTTATAATGATCAGCGCCAAATCAGGCCGTGCGGTAAAACTATAATTTACCGTTCTAGCGAGAGACCGTTCTAGCGAGAGAATATTAGGCCTCCGCTCCGTGATCACATTTCGCCACACCCAAGGCTGCGTTTGCAATCCCACCGCTCATCAAACGAACAACCTGCATGAATGCGGATCGATCGCGAGCAGACATGCTCCGCAACACGTCCAAAATTTCACGTTCTTCCGAAGAAAGAACAGTGGCAACCTCATAGCCCGGTTCAGGATTTTCCGTTTCCCCGGTCAAATAGGCGGCCGAGGTCAGGAGCTCCGCCGCAACCCGGTGGAGGTATTTCGACCCAACCTTGTTGCGCTTGATAAGGGCGTTGATCGTCGGCTGCGCCAAGCCAGTCCGCCGGGCCAGCTCAGATTGAGAGATGTTGAGCAATTTCAACCTCTCGGCGATTCTCTCACCAACCGTCACGGTAAGAACGCTATAGAACTCTCTATAGCCCGCCACATCGCAATTTGAGTTGACCGACCTATAGTTTTCTCTATAGCCATTATTCATGGTTTCCGGTCCCAATCCGCTCCAGGCTCTCGAACACGCGACCCAGCGCGCTGGTGGTCAGTCCGCGCTCGCCCGAATTTGCGAGGTGTCTCAACCAACCGTCTGCTATTGGATAAAAAGACTGAAGCAGATGCCTGCCGAGTATGTGCTGCGCACCGAGGCGGCGACGGGCGTGTCTCGACATTGTCTGCGTCCCGACATCTATCCTCTTTGTGCTACCGAGGCAGCCGCCTCTCGGCGCCACGGCGCCGATCAGTGCACTGCCCTGTTAGTCGGCCCTTTAAATCGCTGCACATTACGCGTCGCTTTCAATGGGATCCCCGAATTGAAGGACGCTGCAGCATGACCAAGCTGCGCGAGCCCCTCACCTACGAACGCACGCTCACGAATGTCGCCGCCGCGATCGGCTGGGACCGGATCGGCGCCATTCTCGGCATCAGCGAGCGGATGGCCCGCTACCTCTCCGATCATGATTGCGAGACCAAGATCCGCATGATCGACGCCGAGCGGCTCGACCGCGCCTTTCTCGATCATGGCGGCGACCACGCGCCCTTCCACCGGCTCCATGCGCTGCGGTTGGATCTCGCCAGCCGGGAGACGCCAGATCGCGACCTGGTCGCGCTGGGAGGCAAGGCAGCCAAGGAGACCGGCGAGGCGATCGCCGCGCTGCTCGACGCCGGCGTCAGTGCGGATCGGCGCGCAGTGAACCGCGCGCGCAGCGAGATCCACGAAGCGATCGACAGCCTCACTGATGGGCTGGCCGGACTCGACCGGCTCGAAAAGGGGAACCATCATGAGCGGTGAAGGCGTGATTTCCGGCGCCCTCTTGATCGAGGCGCCCCTGCGGTTCCGGCTGCGATCGGGCGGTACGCAGGCGGGACGCGAATCCGCGTTCGTGCTCTGCCCTAAGTGCGACGCGCCGGCCTTCATCCGCCACAGCGTGCGGCTCACCCCTAAGGTGAAGCACCTGCACGCCCACTGCACCAATACCGGGTGCGGCCATACCTTCCTGGCGGAGGTCAGCTTCGTCCATTCCTTCAACCCTGGCCTGATCGAACGCCCCGACCTCGATCTGCCCCAATGCCCGCGCGAACACGTCCCACACGTGCTGCCGCCCAGCCGCGACGGTCCGGAAGATGACGATCAAATGAGCATGTTCGCGCCCGCATAGGGCTGCCCGAACCGCCCAACACCGTTGGACTTTTGAACGGCCGTTCGCGGCCGAAGGGGGAAGTTTTGCCTGTTTCCATGTTCCCACGAATCTGCGGCGGGTGCGGCAAGGTGCGGCCACAGCTGCAGGCACTGTTCCTCAACGGCCTGGGTTGGCGCCAGCGATGCGCCAAATGCTGCGCACCGCCTGCCGGGCCGGCCCGGGCCTATGTCGGCCCCTACCCCATCACCGCCGCCATGGCCGCACCGGTCACCGGCAACTCGCAGCTGCTGTTGTGATCCGCCTTTCTACCCGCGCGCGCCCTACCCTGCGGCCCATCGCCCTGCGCCTGCGCCCTTCTGGCCCACACCGGAGAACATCAATGAGCTTCTTCCGTAAGCGCAATTGCCCAACCAAGAGCGTGCCTGGCCAGCATGGCCGCCTCCACAACGTCACCGCACGGACGATCGCCGGACCGGACGTCGTGTCCCGCAGCCTTCGTCGCGCCGAGCGCGAACGCTGGGGCCGGATCCACCTTCGCCACGACCTGGCCCAGCCCGACGCGCACCGCCGCTTCCCCGACGAAGGACCAGGCTGGCGCGCATGGGGCTCGGTGCTGATCATCATGGTCGCGCTGATGGCGCTCGCAGGTGCGGCGTGA